GTAAGTTGGATTCTGGCGACAAGCTTCGTTATTTCCTGGGCCTATATGTGATCTATCAGGTTGAGAAAGGGCTTTATCGGATCTTCTTCTCCCGTATGTACATACGCCCGTATGTTAGGATGTTTCCCCGCCGCCTTCGCAACCTCCTTCCATCCAGTATCTCCTGTTGGTGCAGTAAACAAAGCAATCGCCTTTGGAACATCCTCCAAACGATTACTAACATGCCTAATCACACTCTCACGCAACTGCGTCGCACCAGGTACGTCAGAATCTTTACCTCCAAATATCATTCTAGCCTTCGCTTTCGATGCAACATTTTGTACCTTAAGCGATTTATCCATCGCACGTGCCGACTTTAAGGAATCACTCTGTTGATAATGATCATCTTTCGTTAGTCCAATTTCCTTCATCGCGGACATGTCCAGTATTACCAGAGTCATCCCTTTCTTCCACACGGGCACATTCACATTGATGGTTTGGCTGAGCCTATCGGCTATCGCCTCGGTGGCCACACTACTCGCCACCCCCTCCTCTTTCTCTCCAGAGCATCCTCCAGCCTGTCCCTCATCCCCAGCAGCTGTTCCTCCGCCTGCTTGATGTTTCCCACTCGTATCCTGAACAGCAAAACGTCTATTTGCGCGAGCATCCAATCCGTCCCCGCTTCCCAATTTCTTCCTATCTGCAGATTCAGTAATCGATCCACCTCCCTCCTTAGCATCTTTATCCTCTCCTCCTCCCTCGTTAGCGGCGTCTCCTGACTTCTTTCCTCCATTTCGGTCTTCTCCACCCTCACCCCCCTGCTTTGCTTTGCTACCCACTTCAACGTCTTGTTCGACTCCTTTTTCCTCACCGTCTTTAGAATTTTCACCTTTCTCTGTAGCTTTATCTTCTTTGATATGTATTTTTATCCCTCTGCTCTCTAATTCCGAAGTCGCCTTCAGAATTAGGTCACCAGGCGCGAGGAGATAAGCCGAAGACATGGAACCAGAATTTAAAC